ACGTCACGAACTTCCCGCGGTTGTGCTCGGACAGGAACTCGATGAACTTGTTCACCTCGGTCTGCCGGCTCTTGTCGTTGGTCATGGCGACGATCTCGTCCAGGCCGTAGCCCGTCTGCGTCTGCAGGGCGATCAAGTCGCGCCCGCGCGCCGTGTGCAGGTTCACCGCCCGGATCTCTTGGCCGTCAATCGTGATACGCACTAGCTGCTCCCCTTGCTCATCTCGGTCAGCGCCTGGGCGATGGCCTGGTCAACCTTGATCGCGGCCCGGTCGCGGCCTCTGACCGCCGGGCCCCAGAAGTACTGCTGCCCGCGCTGGTGCACGAACTTCCCGGTGTGGGAGAACACGGGGTGGCGGAAAATCTTGGCCTGCCACGCGTGCGTCATGTCCGACACCTTGGAGTTGGCGCGCACCTGCACGCCCTGCCTGGTCTTACCGGCCACGACGCGGGTCTTGAGCGACCGCTTGATGCCCTGCCGCATACCGCGGCTGGTCCGGTTGTTCGCGGCTCTCTCCCGCTCCTCGTACACGTTCACCCTGCGGAAGTACGGCTTGGATCCGTCCTTCGGCACGATCAGCCGCGTGCGCTTGCCCGTGACCGCCACCCCGGGAGGAAGCGGCCCGTCGAGCACCCGCTGCTGGTCGGCGATGATGTCGTCGCCCGTGCCGCGCAGCTCCTTGCGGAGCTTGCGCGCCAGGGCCGGCGAGAACTCCTTCACCGACCCGAGGACCTCGCGCAGGTTGGACACGTCCAGCTCGAAGTCCAGACCCGACGCCGCGGCCGCCGACGCCGACGGCCGCTTCTTAGCCATCAGGGGACCAGGTCAGCCGAGCGGTAGACCGCGTAGACCGGCTGCGGGTCCGTGCCCTGCAGACCCGTCCAGTCGTGCGACGTCGTGATCACGTCGCCGCCGTTCGGCTCCGGCAGGTCACCGTCCAGGAAGATCGAGGGGACCGCGATCTGCAACGTCGGCTTCTCCCCCGGCGCGATCTCCGTCGGACCCTCGAACGTCAGCAGCATGCACAACTCCGCCTGGTCGAGATACGCGTCGGCGAGATCCCTGTTCGTGTACTCGATCTCGAACGACCCGCCCACGGCGTCGCTCTTGCCGCCCGTGTACGCCGCGGGCCGCGAGCGCCGGCCAGCGCCGCCGAGGTTGAACCCGTTGGAGTCGAGGCCGTTGTCGAGGTTGACCTGTGCGGTGCGCACGGTTGCGAGCTCGGTGCCGGCGGACGCGAGGGCGGTGTCCGTGGGGGCGACGAACGCGTCGGCGCCGATGTAGATGGAGCCGCCCACGAACGTGAACAGGTCGAGGTCGTCGGGGTAGCTCGGTGCGGCGTATGCCTCGGTCAGCGACAGGGCGCGGGCGACCCAGGATGTGGACAGGGAGACGATGTCGTCGGCCGGGGCCTCGAGCGACAGGGTGGCGCACTGTGCGCCCGTGTACGTGTACGCGTCGGTGACGGCGGACCCGAGGCGCGGGATGCCCTGCTGGATCGTGTAGCTGTCGCCCCAGTCCTCGGTCTTGAGGGTGTGCACCTGCTGGAACACGCCCGACGCGGCGGCGGTCTCCGTGTTGGTGGTGACGCCGAAGAACGCGGACAGGAGGTAGCCGAGTCCGACCGTGGTCGCGTCGAGCTGGATGTCGCCGGCCGACTCACGCTTGACGATCGCGCGGCGTGCGGACCGGGCCACGCGCTGGCCGGGGCGCATGCCCGATCCCTGCGCGGTGGCGACGGACTCCTTGAGGGAGAACGTCTCTGGCTCGAAGAACCGGGTCGGGACCGCGACGGTGCCGTACTCGGTCTCCTTGGCCATGCCAAGGGTGTAGTCGCTCTGGATGCCCACGGGGGTTACTCCTCGCTCTGGGGGTCGGTGGCGGCGAGCTGCTCGTCGCCGTCGGTGCCGGGCGTGCCGGCGTCAGGGGTGCCGGCGTCGGGTCCGGCCTGCTCCTGGCCGCCCGTCCGCGTGCCGGTGCGGACCGGCTCCCACGTGGCGGTCTGCCCGCGCACGTGCTTCGCCTGGGCGGCGGTCAGCTCGATGACCTCGCCGCGGTCGACGACCCGGCCGATCAGCGGCAGGTCGAGCGCCCCGAGCGGGGACACGTTCTTGAACTTCGGCATCTGCTCAGCTCCTCACCATGACGCGTGCCTTGTACGTGGCACGGATCGCGCACAACCGGCCCTCGCCGGTCTCTTCGTTGTCGGTCGCTCCGTCGGACACCAGGTCGTCGGAGAAGCACCACAGGGCAGCGCCTGCGAGCGTGGGGTCGGCGCGGACCGCCCGGTCGAAGATGTCGAGCAGGCCGTAGGCGATGTCGTGCACCTCGCGGTCCGACGCGGTCTGCCGGTAGGCGTCGATCTCGACGTCGACGTAGATGTCCTGCTGCCGCTGTCGTGTCGACGACACGGTCCCGTCCTGCGGTGCGGCACGGACCGCGGTCACGGCGATGATGTCGTCGTACTCGATCGGCCACGGGTACCCGAACGCTGCCTGCACGTCCGGCTTCTCCGCGGCCGCGAGCGCCGCGACGGACACGTTGTGCAGGCCGGTCTTGACGGCGGTGACGGCGTCGCCGAGCGAGCGGTGGATGCCGGTACTCATGAGCCGGCCCCGAGCAGCAGGTGCGGCCGCAGCATCTCGGAGACGCGGCGCGGCATCGCGAACCCTTGCTGCACGTCGGTGTCGGGCTCGGTGCCGCGCGAGCTGCGGGCAGGGTTGCCGATCTTCTCCTGCTTGGCCCAGAACGCGCCGAGGTACCGGGCGGCGAGGATCACGTCCTCGGGCACGGTGTCGGCCGGGCGGGCGGTGGAGGTGACGACGATCTTGCCGGGGCCGAACGGCCCGTACACGATGCCGGCGTCCGCGTCGGTGTCGGTGCTCGAGGTGATGTCGGTTCCGTCGAGGGTCACCGTGTCGACCGAGGCGACCGGGCAGCGCAGCACGACGGCGCGCTGCTGCCGGCGCAGCTGCCGGGTGTAGGTGAGCGTCTGGCCGTGCCACTCGCCGACTTCCTTCTCGACCCGCTTCACGGCCGCCTCGGCCTGGTCCTCGACCTCGGCGGCGCGGGACGTGGCCCACGTCAGGGCGGTGCACACGTCCTCGCCCGTGATGGGCCACGTCAGCGCCACTGGTCAGTTCCCTGCGGGTGCAGGCGCGGCGGTGCCGGCTGCCTCGTCGTCGGGCTTCGCTGCGGTCTTGGCGCGGCCGCGGCGACCCGTGGGCTCCGCCGGCGTGCCCGAGGTGGCCGCGGTGTCGACCGGTGAGGCCGGGTCGGCGGGCGGGGTGTCGCCGGTCGGCGTCTGCTCGGCCGCCACCTTCGCGGTGATGGCCGCGGCGAACGACTCGACGATCTCGGCCGGCACGCCGAGAACCTCGAAGACTTCCTCCGGGGCAAGGCCGGTCAGGTCCGGGGCCTCGTCCTCGGCCTGGTCCTCGTCGTCGAGCTCGGCGAGCGCCCGGTACCGGGAGATCTCGTCGTCGACCAGGGCGGCCTTCTCTTCGTCGCCGCGGGCGACGTACCCCTGCCGCTCGACCTCGAGGCCGGACAGCCGGCTACGGGCGTCGTCTCGCTGTGCGGCCGCGGCGCGTGCGCTGGCGGCCTCCTGCTTGCTGCGCATGGTGCGCTCCCTTGCTGCTGTGACGGGTGTGGGTGCGGTGAAGGGCCGCACACCGTGGTGTGCGGCCCTTCACCGGGGGTCGATCAGAAGACCGGGGCGACCAGGCCGGTGCCCGTGATCTTCTGGTGCACCGCCTTCGGCGTGCCCTGGGCGTCGACGACGCGGTCGAACTTCGCCGCGAAGTAGCCGTAGAGCACCAGGTCGATGCCGAGCCGCTTCGCCTGCGACTGCTCGGCGCGGATGAAGAACGGGGCGGACGGGTCCTCCCACAGGTGCGCCTCGTGGCGGGCGACCACCGCGACGGCGTCCTCGTCCAGGCCGACGCCGAGGTTGGCGGGCAGGTTGTTGTCCTTCACGACGTCGCCGCCGTTGGGGAGGTGGCCCGCCACAGCGGCGGCGTACGGCGTGCCGTCGTTCGTGCCGAAGGACTCGGGTGCGACCCCGGGCTGCTGGATGAACGGTCGCTGGTCGGTGACCTCACCGTTGATCCACGCCCAGCGGCGGCCGCGCATGAGGGTGAACAGGTCGTCCTCGTCGAGGTCGAGCAGGACGTCCTCGACGTTCGCGTTGGCGGCGAGGATCTTGCGGTACAGCTCGGCGGCCGTCGGAGCGCCCGAGGTGTAGGTCACCGCGTTCGCCACGGCGAGCAGGCCCCACACCGGGGAGTTGAGCAGCTTGTCGTCCAGCGCCGTGTTGTACGACTTGAGCAGGTCCTCGAACACGATGTCCTCGGTCCCGACGCCGCGCTCGGCCGACTGGCGCGACATGGTCTGCGACCCGGCCACGGTCCGCACCGGCACCGGGATGTCCTCGTCCTCGTAGTCCTGCTCGGCGACGAGGTCCATCTCCGCGGCCTGCAGGTCGGCCGTGGTGGCCACGGTCTGCCGCGGGATGTAGACCGTCATCCCGGTGTCGGGCAGGTCGTGGTGCCGGCACGCGTCAGCGAACTTGCGACCCGGCCGGCCCTTGGGCGCGTACAGGTCGATCAGGTACTGCGGCACGATCGTGCCCGGCGCACCGGGCGTGGTGACCGCACGGGAGACGACCTCGCCGCGCTCGACCCGCTCCTCGGTCTGGTGCTGGTGCAGACGCTCGCGCGCCTCACGGTTACCGAGAAAGTCGGCCGTGACGTCCGACAGGAACTTGAGACCCTTCGGGTCGTTCTCCCGCGCGTACGTGCGCGGCTCGGTGACCTTGGTCTGCGTCCCGCCGCGGGTCTCGCCGCCGGCCTTCGTGCCGGTCGGGTCGGTGGGGGTGATGCGCTCGGCCATGCGGGCGATCGCGTCGTCCGCGGCCTTCTCGGTCTCGAGGGCGCGCAGCTCGGCGTCGAGCGTGACCAGCTCGGCGTCGATCTTCGCCTTCTCGCCGCGCACGACCTCGACGCGGGCGGCGTCGGCCTCGGTGGCGTCGACCTTGCCGCGCAGCTCGCCGAGCTCCTTGGTGTGCTCGTTGCGCAGCGAGATGCGGGCGTTGATCTTCTCGCGCGCCTGCGCGAGCAGCTTCTCGAAGTCCATGGGGACTCTCCTTCTCGTGGTGCCCCTGCGGGGCAGTGTGTGTGTCAGGGACGCCAGTCGACGGAGCCAGTCGGCCGCCCCAGGCCGTAGCGCGGGGCGGGACGCGAGCAGCGCGTGCGAGCAGCAGGGGGCTCGGCTCAGCGGAGCGCGAGCATCCGCTCGTCCTCGGTCGTGATGCCGAGGTCGATGCGGGAGAGGGTGGGCGCGCTCGGGGCGCGCAGGTCCGGGAACCCGGACGTGTGGGGGTTGGCGCCGTAGCCGACGATCGCGACGTCGCCGCGGTGGATGTCGTACCGCTTGATCCGGTACTCCATGTAGTCGGGCGACCACTGGCCCAGCTCGATCCGGAACATGAAAGACATCTCGTCGATCAGTCCGTTGCGCAGCTTGGGCGCGATGTACGCGACGTCCTGGTCGCGGGGGTCGAGCTCGGGCGCGTCGACGAGCAGGCCCGTCTCGTCCTCGGCCAGGGTCAGCGTGCCGTTGGTGGTGCGGGCGATGCGGCGCAGCGTCTGGTGCTGCAGCACGAGCGGCACGTCGACGTCAGCACGGGCCAGGGACTCCGCGCCGGCGCCGGCCTCGACGATCTCCGTGTACGGGCCGTACCAGTCCCACATCTCGTACCCGCGCTCGTACACCGAGGCGTACCCGGTGAAGTGCAGCGGTGCGTCGTCGGCTTCACTGTCGGCCCGTAGAGACATCTTCGCGCCCGCGACGTGCACGGATGCCCGCGAGCCCTGCGCCTCCGCACAGCGGCGCTGCCGGGGCCGATCCGCGCGCTGGGCGACTGCCCCGGCGCGGGCGTGCGCTGCACGCTCGAGTAGATCGTTCATGACGGTATCCCTCCTGGGGCCAGACCTGCGCCGGCACGGTTCGCGATGTCGCGGGCTTCGGTGTCGGAGATCACGGTGCCGACGCCGAGGTAGATCTTCTGGATCAGCTCGGCCACGGACCGCGCCTGCCGCACCTCGTCGGAATCGCCGTTCGATTCCTGGCCCGACAGCGCCGCACCGAGGGCGGCGATCGGGTCGGTTCCCTTGCCGAAGAGGCGGTCGAACTCGGCGTACTGCGCCTCGGTGAACGGCTCCCGGTCCTCGAGCTCGCGCGCCTCGGACGGTGCGATCTGCCGGGAGTCGATCTGAGCCTTGAGCAGGTCGGCACGCGTCTTGGGGTCCATCGCCAGGACGGCGTTCCGGTTCAGCTTTGCGACGCGCTGGTCGGGCAGGACACGCGTCGAGATCGTGTCCTCGCGCCGCTTGACCGCACCGCCGAGGTTCATCACGAGCAGCTGCACGTTGCGCTGGGTGACGTTCGCGTACGTCACCGATCCGGTTGCCGACTCGACGTCGACCATGTCCGCCGGCACACCGAAGAACCGGCACAGTGCAAGGTCCGAATACTCCATCTGCTCGATGAATCCGGACTCCGCGGCCTTCGCTGCGATCGGGTCGTAGGTCCAGTCCTTGCCCGAGACGAACGGTTCACCGACTGCCGTCGAGGCCAGGAACTGGTCCTTGATCGCCGCGGTCTTCTCCAGGTCCGGGATCGTCATCTCGGTGTTCTTGAGGTGCGCCGACGGGACCGCGCCGTTGGCGAACCAGTCGGTCGCGAAGCTCTGCGCGCCCGAGCTGCCGGCGATCTGCATCGCCGCGTGTGCGATCGGCGACAGCCCCATCGGCAGACCGCCGACAGTGAACTGCCGCTCGTGCCACACGAAGCGTGGGTCGGTCTTCTCGCCGCAGATCCGGTAGTACAGGATGCGGCCGTCCCGGACCCGGGCGGTGACGTCCTCGGCTTGGATCAGGTCGATCTGCGCGGGCTTGTTGAGCGCGTCGACGGCGCGGATCACACCGAAGCTGTTGCCGTGCGCGTCGAGGTCCACCTGCCCGGAGCCGATCCACTCACCGATCGTCATCGGTTGGCTGTCTGCCCACGACGACGGCGTCTTGAGGACGGCCGGCGTCGGGACCTTCACGTTGATCGAGCCGACCTCGCGGTAGACGTCGACGGGCATGAGCGAGACCAGGTCGGCGCGCAGCCGCTGGGCGGCCCAGACGACCGACTGCTGTCGGGCCTCGGTCGCCTTCACCACGCGGCCGCGGTAGGACCCGCGGCGCCCGGGTGCGACGAACTGGTCGAGCGTCGCGCGCTGCTCACGACGGAACAAGCTCACGACGAGGCCCCCTTCTTCCGCCGGCGGCGGGTCGGCCCGCGGTCGATCACGATTGACAGGACGAGCAGGCCGACGCCGGCGACGCCGATCGCGCCGGCCACGCTGAACGGGGCGACGAACACAGCGAGCGCCACGACGACCAGGAGCGAGCCGACGAGGTCGAGCAGGTCAGTAAGATTCACGGTCCTCCTTCGGGCCGACGACGGATGCAGCCGGGTCGTAGTCGGGTTCGGCGCGCGTGTCGAGCACGTGCCACGCCAGGGATGCGCCGTACAGCGCGGTGATGTCGCCGCGGTCGCCGCGACGGATCCAGATGAACCGGTCTCCGCTGTTCTTCTTCGAGGCCGCGCGGATCGCGGACGTCAGCTCGGCGTCGCCACCGAACCGCACGCGGCCCTGCACGAAGCCGTCGTAGAGGCCACCACAGGCGTCTGCGCGCTCGGTCACGGGCAGGCGCACGACCTCGAAGCCAGCGCGTTCCAGCGCGGGCGCGAGGGTCTTGGCGGGGCCGGCGGAGTCGATCGCGACCAGGCGGCCGCCGAGCTCGTTGCGTAGCCGGACCAGTGCCCCGACCGCCCAGTCCGTTCCGGAGTCCTGCAGCGCGACCTCGAGCCAGGCGTGCATCTCGTTGCCGCCCGGGGTCACTGCGTCACGACCGGCCATCACGATTGACGTCGTCGTGCGCTCCGGGTCAACGTCGATCGCCCACACCGGGGCACCGCGCCAGTCCGGGGCGTCGTCGTCGTGCTCGATGCACGCCTTGACCGATGCCTGCGGGATCACCCACTCCGTGGAACCGGTCGGTTTCCACCACCCGAGATACGGGCGGTAGAACTCGTAAGGGTCGCCCTCGAGCGATTCGAACGCCGCGGCGATCTTCGCCTCGGTCGTCAGCCACCCGAGGCCCGGGTGGCAGTACCACCACGACGCAGGGTCGGCCGGGTCCATGTCCTTGGGCAGCGCGTACTGCACGAACATCGTGCGGGACCGGGTCGGGCCAAGCGGCCCGAACTGCTCAATCAGCGACCGGTGCCGTGCCTCTTCCTGCTCGCGCTTGCCGGCGAGGTACTTCGACTTCGCGGTGCCAGCGGCGGACGCGACGATCAGTTGCGCGTGATCGATCGTCTGCATGGCCGGACG